CTGTATGCTCTGACTCTTCCTTCTTTAACTTTATCAAGTGAATTAATAGTTTTTGGTCCTATTTTACCATCAACTATCAAGCCAGCACCTTTAGCATTAGCCGCTCTTTGTAAAACTTTTACAGCTCCGCTTCGTCCAAAGTTTACACACATATCAAAATAAATATGTCGCAGTCTTGGTGGAACATCATCACATTTAGCTGGTCTCCAGTAATCTTGATGATATATCTTTTTAGCTTGTTCTTTTGTAAGATTTTTAATATCTACACTTGGATAGAACCTTTTGGCTATACCAAAATTAGTCTCTCCACCACGATCAGTTGGATCATTTACGTATCCACCTTCGTGTTCTAATACATGTTCTATAATCTCTTCGAATGTTTGCATATATATAAATATAACGAAATTAAACTTTCTTCATTTTAATTTCAAGTTGAGATAATAAAGTATTTATCTTGTTTAATTTGGGGTGGTTAGGGTCAGCTTTTATAAATTCATCTCTCTTATTTATTAGTTTACCATAAGCCTTTTGCAGATCTATTAGTGCAATACCTTTCATACTTCGTCTATAATATAGGTGGTCTAGCGCTTCATCCTCGGCTTCTGCTCCACGAACACCAGCAACTGCTGTTATTTGTTCTGTTTCGTAAACTACATCTTCTGTACCTATATCTTGAATCTCAACCCAAACCGTATTATCCCACATAGCATCTAAATCGAAATCTATATCTTCTATAGATGCCATATCAATACTATCTTGGATTGCTTTTTCTCTAGCTTTGATTCTAGCTTTTTCTGCAAACTCTATGTCAATATTCACCGACCTTATTGAATCGCATTCTGATAACCAACCACCATAACCTTTCCAAGCAGGTGAACCTTTATAATCTCGATATTCTGTATCATCGCAATCTTGTCCATAGGCAGTACTTCGTTTAAACTCTGATGTTCGTTGAATATCATTATCTACTATTATTTGTTCGTCCACTTGTGAGTATATAACACTTACTAATAACAATGGCAAGTATCTCATTTTTTTCTCTGTTGTTCAATTCTCTTTTTCTTTTTATATTTTTTTACTGTTTGTCTTTCATCTAACTCCCATATAAGACAAACACATAAACAGATTACTCCCAATACTGTCCAAGTCATTCTATGTCTATTTCAACGTTTAAATTTCTTGACGTACTTTTATCATAATCTGTTGCTGCTACTATTAGGTATTCTCCGGGTGGTATTCTATCAGTCCATTCAGTTCGATACAATTTCCACACGTATATTTCTATTCTATCTCTACCATCTTTATGTGGTGATAAAGATATAGGTTGTATATGAACTCGTTTACCACGATTGTTTATCATTATTAAACGAGTGTGCTTCTTTTCAACTCTGTACTTTACTTTTACACAATCTCCACCATCCTTGTCTGTAGTTTGCCAAGCCTGTAGTGGATAGTCATCAAAGTTTTCCATTGGTGGTTCTGTTAGTACATTTGTAGGTTCACCTTTGAAAAAGAATATAAAACCTATTGTAAAACAAATAGCACCTATCAGTGCTAATTCTAAGAAAGTTTCGAAATCTGATTTAGTTGGTGTCACTATGTTTTCCTTGATTTTTAATAAATAGGGGATTAGGAATCCAACCCCCTATAAATTATTGTTGTGTGTAAAGTGTAGGTAGTTCTGCTAATTCAAATGATGTAGAGTCATATGTGTAGTAGTAAATCTCATCATTTCTTCTACGATGAAATATAGCTGGTTCACCAACTGCGTCCACACTAAACTGCCATTCACCATCTTCATCAGGAACACCATCGAACAAAGTCAATGTAACATTACGACTTCTACCAATAATGGTAAGTGGATTGTAAGGCCAAGCTTCAACTCCTGTTGCCAAAAGTTGTTCACTAGCTTCTTCCTCTAATCCAGCCCATATCATATCAACAAACGCTTTCTCTGTTGCAGCTTCCGCGTTATCAACTGTATCCTGATATCTTGGTATTGCAACAGCAGCTAAGATTCCCAATATGATTGTCACCATAACAAGTTCAATCAATGTGAAACCCTTTGATGTGTTTTTCAATATGTTCTTCATTTTTTTCCTTTCGAAGTGTACTGGGTTTATTGTTGTTTAAGGTACTAAAGTTTTATGTAGTTTTGATGGGTTCTCTGTATCAATCACCACTAATGCAG